GCAATGCTTTACGATAAAGGTAAAGTAGATGGTGCATTAATTATTGCACCTAAAGGTGTAGTGGGTACTTGGTACAATCAAGAGTTGCCTGCACATTTACCTGATCATATAGAGAATGTGACCGTATTGTGGCAAGCTAATATAAATAAAAAACAGAAGGATAAGTTAGATCAATTGTTCAAAACAGGTCATGAATTACATATTCTTGTAATGAACGTAGAGGCTTTTAGTACAGATAAAGGTAAATTGTTTGCAGCTAAATTTTTAAGATCACATAAATCTTTAATGGCCATTGATGAGTCTACAACGATAAAAAATCCAAAAGCTAAAAGAACAAAAAATATATTATCATTATCACCTATTTGTAAATATAGACGAGTAATGACAGGATCTCCCGTAACTAAAAACCCTTTAGATTTATATACACAGTGTCAGTTTCTAGACATACACCACCTTGGACATGAGTCTTACTACTCTTTTAGAAATCGTTATGCACTAATGAAAAGTGCAAACATATCTGGTCGATCTATTAATTTAGTTGTGGGTTATCAGAATTTAGGTGAGCTGTCAGATAAACTAAAACCTTTTTCTTACAGAGTATTGAAAGAAGATTGTTTAGATTTACCAGACAAAATTTATATGAAACGAGAGATACAACTTACAGATGAACAAAAGAAGTTATACAAACAAATGAGACAAGAGGCTTTGGCCACACTTAATGGTAAAACTGTCACAACTATGACAGCCCTTACACAATTAATGAGATTACATCAAATTACTTGTGGTCATTTTTCTGCTGATGATGGAACAATACAAGAAGTTAAAAACAACAGATTGTCAGAATTATTAAATGTTTTAGAAGAAGTAGAAGGTAAAGCAATTATATGGGCACACTATCAACATGATGTAATGAACATATTTAAGCTGTTAGAAGAAAAGTATGGTCCAGGTTCCGTGGTCCATTATTATGGAAAGACGTTGCCTGAACAAAGAGATTACGCAATACGAAACTTTAAAACAAACGACAAGGTAAGATTTTTTGTAGGCACACCACAGACTGGTGGATATGGTATTACGTTAGTGCAAGCTAATACTGTTATTTATTATTCTAATGGATATGATCTTGAAAAAAGAATGCAATCAGAAGACAGAGCACACAGATCGTTAAATCTTTACGTAAAAAAATAAATATTGCTTCCAAAGTAATGGGAGAAGAGTTAAAAGCTTGGATATGAGATATCCTTATTACATAAGAATGGCAATCTTACTATGTGTTGGTGCTTTTGCACCAATAATGATTCATCACATTGTATACAAACTTTGGGATGTAAGTGTTTTAAGAGCAGCAGAAATTACATTTATACTATGTATTCCGGTCGCTTACTGGATGGCTAGTAAGATCAACGAGCGTTGGCACGATGATCGTGAGGACTAAGTTATAAATCTTTCTAATAGAATTATGGCCACGGTCCCCACCGCAGCTAAAAGAACCCAGTAGATTTTGTCTACCTTGCCACCCAATTTATGAATACCGTTGTGCATGTGAGCAATATCTTTTTTAACTCCCTTTACATGTCCGTACAGGGATACAATATGTTCTCTAGTAGTTTTAGGTTCGATAGCCATTAAGTTCGGGTCCTTGCTCTTATAATTTGTTCTTCGGGCGATAATAGTGCAGTCTCTGTTCTTGTCAATCCTGTTTGTGGTATCACATCCGCTCTTGGTGGAGGTGTAATAACTGCTCCGGATTGAGGAATTTGAGGTGCTGCGATTGGTGCAGGAGCATCTTGTAGTAAAAAGTCTCCTGGATTAATAAAGTTATCAAAATTAAAATCTAATCTTAAGTTATTAAAATTAAATCTTAATTGTTGTAGTGTAGGTAGTGCTATTCTAAAAGGATTGGGTTGACCTATATTTCTAGATATTTCTTGAAACCTAGCTTGTATATCTTCAGATGGAAAATAAGATTTAAACACACCTCTGTTCAAAGAATTATAAGTTTCTTGTGATAATTGTCTTTCTTTAAATTCTTTTCTAAGATTACCAGTTGATACACCTAATAATTGTGCTGCTTTTAAATCTCTATACATTTCTTTTTGTACATTAAACCTAGCTCTGTTGCTGGCAATAAATCTTTCTATAACATCGTTTGGTGTTTTCTTACCGCCAGATAACACACCAAATGCACCGCCTGTAAACTCTCTTCTAGCATTACGAATACCTGCTTGATAACCTGTAATCTTAAAACCCATAGCATCTAATGGCTTAATATCTACACCTCTAAAACCAAAGAAGCCTGCTACCTCTGGTAATACTCTGTATTCTTCTCCTCGTTTACCAACACCAAGAAAAGGACCAACAGTATCTGTTGCACCTAAACCTATTCTTACAAACTGTTTATATGATGGTGCTAGTGCTACAGCTAAATGTTTAATTTGTATTCCTAACTTATCTCCAGCTGCTGTTTGATCTGTGTACAGTTGTCTACCATCTTGTGTTCTACCACCTCTAAACCAAAGATCGTTCATGGCTTCTGTAAAGATAGACTCTGATATGAATGGATCTGATAGTTCACCGAACGCTTCTATACTACCTCTAGCAAAACTATCTAATAAAGCTTTTTCATTATCTTCACCTTTTTGAACATTGTTTAATAATGTAACAAACGGTCTTGCTAATGTGTCGTAAGCGTTACCGTGACTAAAGTCTACATACATTAAATCACCATTTTCTTTTCTTATTGGTATGATCGTAGAGTTTTGAGACCACTCTGGTAGAAATCTTTTCATAGCTTTTAATTCATCTTCTGTGATGTCGTATAAAGCTCTAGCACCCTCTGCCACTGCAGTTGGCACCACCACTGTAGTTGTAGCCATACCAGCTATTCTTTTTAAACCAATACCTTTCAGTGGGTTTGTACTTTTAAAATAGTTTACACTACCCGTTACAGGGTCTCTTATTTCTTTTAATGCACGTTCCACTATGTTTGTAGATGTTCTTAATATTTCAGATGGGAATGACATAAAATTACCAAATGGTAATACACGTAATGCTCTAACTGTATCAGATACATAAGCATAATTTGGCACGGTATTTCTAACAATATCTGCTGCTTCTTCTTTTATTTGTTGTGTTGTTCTAGATGTTCCGTATGCTTTAGCAAGACGTTTTCTTTCAATAGCATAGTTATATATTTTAAATAAATCGTCCTCCGCTACGTATAAGTCTTGAAAAAATCTTTGTCCTTTTTTTAATTTATTTAACATCGGACGTAAAAAATTATCTGTGTTCAACATACCTTCACCAAATTTTACATCTCTTAGTAAATTCATAATATCTCCTATTTGAACTTGTGAGTTTACAACACCCAATTCTAAGAGTTCTTGATAAGCTTCGTTTGCTTTTTTGCCTCTCGTGCCTACTTGTAGAGCACCAAAAGATTCTTGAAAAGCCTCTTTAATTAATGCAGGGTTTTCAAATAATGTGCCGTTTGCACCTGCAAATGCACCAGCACTAAATACGTTACGTAAGTGTGTGGGTATAGATAAAACTGTTTTTGCTATTTGTGATAAACCTTTTGGAAACAAAATCATATTTCTATATCCAAATGTTATAATTTTTTCTGGTAGTGTTGCTCCTTGTCTTTCACCTCTAAAAAAAGCACTAACATTATTTGCATTACCAATGCCTTCAGCTATATCTTTAGATGTAAAAGAACCTTTAAGTGGATTAATAACTCCTGGTGTATCTTTTAAATAATCATCGAGTAAAACTATTTCTTGATTAGGCAATTCTTTTACTGCATCATTTTTATTACCGTAAAAAAATCTTCTTTCACCTTTTGGTATTGCGTTATTAGCTCTTAGTAAATCACCAAAAAACTGTGTTTTTCTTGCCATGGCAGATAATTTTGTCATAGCATTAAACACTGAATATCTTGGATCTTGTATCTCACCAAACAATTCTCTGAATACCTTACTACCTCTACCAATAACTCTTGGCACGTTTGGATCTGCACTAGCGAATTTACCTTTGGTTACTGTTCTAGCAAAAGTTTTTAATACGTCTGGTGTTTCTGCACCTACTGTAAGATTAACATATTTAAAAGCAGGTAATTGTCCTTTTGGTTTAGTTTTAGGCACACTGTCTAATACAGCAGCCACCATAGATCTTCCTTCTTGTTCTGTAATTTCATTTACAGTTTTGTTATTTCTTTGTGTAAATCTAGAATATCTTTGAAATAATCTTACAGCTCTATTTATTGCTTCATCAGTTGGTTCATAGTTTGCAAAAGGTATAATAGATTTTTCATTAAATATTTTATAGGTATTACCAATGTATTGTTTTACTCTATTACCCATTATATCTTCTAATTCTTTTACATTAGTTTTTATTTGACCCGGTGCGCTACCTTTTTTTATAAAATCCAATAGTTGTACAAAAGCTCCTCTTGAGTTTGTTATAGCGTTGTACATCGTATTTATTTTTTCTTGCGATACTTTTTTGTCTTTCATTATTTGTGTTACTTTATTCCAAGAAGTTTGATCTATCTTGTTTCTTAAATTACCTTTAAATAAAGCCTCGTCTAACTCTGCTAAAAATCTATCTTTTTCTTTTTGCACTGACTTATCAAACACCCTTTGTGTTGTAGGAAACATTTCATCTATTTGTCGTGTCATGTAGTTTGAAAGAGCTTCTGCTTTTTTTGCATCTCCCATCTTTCTACCCATTTGTTTCATTTTAGCTTCAAATACTTCTTGTGGTTTTCTACCTCTAGCTCTAAAAGCACCGCCAACTTTATCTACTAATCTTAAAAATTGACTGTCGCTATATGCTAATTCTTTGCCCCTTGTTGCTAATTCTTTTGCACCTCTACCCACACCATAAACAAAAGGCGTAATTAAAACACCTTCTGATGAAAATCTAACTCTGTTTAATAATTTACGAAGAGCTTCTCCTCTATTTGTAACTTCTGGTTCTCTATCTATTTTTGTTGGACCACCAAGTAAGTCTCCAAAGGTTCCTATTTTTTCTATGTCTGCCACGAAAGCTTCACCTACAGCACCACCCATGACACCAGCAGCAAATCTTTTGTAACCTGCTTTGTTATTTAAATCTGTAGTTTTTTGTAAAGTTTTTTGTAAGTTAGGATTTTTTAAATTTAAAAATGTTCCAGCTTTTTTAGCTTTTAAAGCTTTGTCAGCTATCTTTTGACCTAATTTAAAACCAACACCACCAGGTATACCTATTTGTGTAAACGCCTCTGTAAGTTTACCTATGGCTCTTTCTTCTGCTACTTCTTCAAATGGATTTATTTTATCAAAAAATTCTTCTACGCTAGCAGCTGTATCTGTATCTGCACCAAGATCAAATAATTCTGCAGCTAAAGAAAATACACCTTCTGGAACTTTAATTAAACCTGATAGTATTCCTGCTGCTCCGGCTACGAAAAAATTTCTGTTGTTATTTTTTTCAGCGTCTTTGAGAGGATCATAGTATTTGACCATTTATCCTCCTATGCTTGTGGTTCGTCTATATCAAACGCTTCTTGTGGTTCTATTTTTTTGAATATATTCTCTTTTGGTGGCTGTTTATATGATGGAAAACCGAAAAACTCCTCTTCTTCTGGAGCATCGCCTTCGCCTCCTGGTAGATCATTACCCATAGAATCCACTTCTGCTAATAATACTCTATTGTTTTTTCCTTTTTCTACTCTTACAAATTTAGTTACATCTCCTGTTAGAGAGTTATATAAAGCAAATACTACTCCTGCATCAGGGTTTAAATTCTGTATTGTTTTTGTAATGTTTTGACCATCCGGAACAATTTGACCAGGTGCGTTAATTGCATTTTCTGATTTTAAAATAATTTGTAATTTTTTAGCGATAACAGGATTTCCTGCTTCTGGAAAGTTTTCTAAAGCTTCTTTAGTATCTCGTTCTACTCCAGCTATTTCTTTTTGAGCCTCTAATCTCTCTCTTTGTAAATCTCTATCAAATTCGAACTGTCTTTCTTGACCTAGCAACTCTGCCATAACCTGTCTTCTGTTTGCTGCAGATTGCGCTTTAGATTGTTGGAATCTAGCAAACGGATCTCTAGCTGCTACAGCACCTGTTTGAAATATATTACCTTGTGGTGGTGTGGCTAATAAATTTAAACCAAATTCTGTTAAAAAATTAGATTTGCTATAATCAGGAGCTGGTGCTCTTTCATCTAATTGTTTTAATACTTCTTCTACGGATCCACCATTATCATAACGACTTCTCATACCATCCATGATGCCTGAGTTTTCAGTGCTACCACCCATTTTAAACATTGGTCTTTTTAAAATTCTACTCATATTAATCTGGTTTTCTAAATAATCCTCCTACCGTAGAAGCAACTCCAAGAGCTGTTTGTAACGGTGTAAGATTAGGTGTTTGTGATATTTGGCTAGAACCAGGGTATCCAGATATTAATTGTGCAATACCTCTGCCATAAGTATCTAATCTAGTTTGTGGTTCAAACGCTTGTAGCCTATTAGCTTCTTGTTGCGCATCTAATATTCTTTGTTGTTGCAATTGTTGAGCGGCGCCCACCTGACCCAATGATGCAATATCTGCTCTTTGTAATTGTGGAATAGCACCGGCTAATCCTGTTTGTGCTTCAAAGATACCAAATCTATTTGTAAAATCTTGTTGTCTAGCTTGTTGTGCTTGATTAAAACCTTGTTGTAATAATCCAGCCTGTAATAAAGCTCTTTCTCTATCCGCTCCTGATCCGTATTCAGCAAGTTGTACACCTGCTCTACCTGCACCAAGAACACCAAGTTTTGCTTGTTGATCTCTTAATGTTTGTTCTTGTATTGCTCTGTTTCTATCAAACTCTGAAAGTGTTGTATCAATTACAGATGATTGATATGGAGACATAAAATCTGAAATAGTTCCTGTACCTGTTCCTGCACCTGACCCTAACATGCCTTCTGCACCTGCTAATGTTGTTTGTGCTTGTTGTAAAAAGGGTTGATATGCTCCTACACCTTGTCCTGCAAGTGTAGCTGCTTGTGTTTGTAAAGGATCTTGTGCTGCAACTTGTGGTGCAAATCTAGATGTATCTAATGGTACAGCTGTTAATCCTGTTAGCTGTGTTCCGTAATCTTTTGCTAGATCATCTATAAAACCTGGTGCTTGTGTTACCGATCGCGCTATTGCCATTATGCTACTCTGTCCTCTAGTTTTTTCATTGTTGCGTACATTTTGTCAGCGCCTTTGTCAACGCTTCCACCGCCCGCTGCTCTAACAGCATCTGCAGTAAATACAAATTCATTTTTAGATAGTCTTGCTGGTACATCGTCAGCTTTCTCTGCTTTACCCATCGGTACAAAACCACCGCCTCGTAAATCCATTTCCATGCCACCCATGTCCATCATGCCACCTTCAGCCATGGATGCTATTCCACCTTTAGCCATAAATTTTTTTTGTAAATTATCTAAATAATCCATGAGTTCTTGAAACTCTGATGGGTTTAAGTCTTTTACAGGTTTACCAAACATGCTCATAGATATCTCATCAGACTCATCTCCTACTGCTGATGCCATCATGCCACCTTCAGCAGCACTATCTCTTGGTCCATATTTTTTTCTGTATTTATATTCTTCATACTCTGATCTCATTTTTTCATAATCATCTAATCTTTTTTGTTTACCTTTTTTTTTAAAATATTCATCAGCAGTCATCATATCAACCTCACCACCTTCAGCCGCCATGGTTCTACTCTTACCTTTTTTCATACCCATTCTATCAAATTCTTCTCTAGCTTTTTTAGCTGCATCTTCTGGTGAAAAACCTAGTTCTAAATACTCTTCAAACAGTCTTTCTAAAATTGCATCATTTTCCGCATTAGATGCCATCATCATGCCACCATCAGCCATTTTTATAATACCACCGTCTTTAATTTCTAGCGTTTGGTCCCTCATCATTTTTCTTCTCATATACTCTTGAAAGTCTCTTAATATTTGATCTTGCATTGCATCCGTGTTTCTGTTCTTCCTGTCTTGTAAAAATTCTTCAAAATCTTTTTGATCACCTATGATACCGCCTTCTTCGGCTCCTTGTCTTTGTTCTGTAAAATCTTGTGGTGCGTTAGCTGCATAAGTTGCTGCCATTTCTTCTGGTGTAAATTTTCTAGATGCAACATCTGGTGAAAATCTTAAACCAATGGCTGCAGCTGTTTTTGGATCTGATATGTTTGCAAGTTTAGCTATGTCTTGTAAATTTAATCCTACGTCTTGACCTGTGTAAATTGGGTCTTCTTTATCTTTTGTAAATGCACCTGCAATTAATCCTGATGCTAGTGCAAGTCCTGGACCACCAAATATACCACCTAATAATCTGTTACCAATGGTTTGTTTCTCTTGACCTGACCCTACTTCTGTTCCTAAAGCTTGTGTAACAGCACTACCTGCTTTTTTTATACCACCAAAGATACCGCCTTCTCTAGTAATTCCTCTTTCTCCTTCTTGAGTTTGCTTACCAAGCAAAATATCTGCAACTTTACCTCCTGCTGTAGATCCACCTTTTAAAATATTTTGAAATATACTTCTATTAGCTCCACCTTCTCCCATTCTACCTATACCATAAGAGCCTAAAGCTGCCGCTGCAGCAGCTTTACCTACAGGACTTTTTACAACTTTCTTAATAGGGTCCATAATTTTCTTTTGGAAGAACGAACCTATACCATAGTTTCGTCTACCATCTTGGCCCATTATTCCGCCGTATGCTCTTAATTGTCTGTTCATTTGAAATCTAGATATTGCCATATTTTATCACACTACTTTGTTTTTCCTAGTAAATCAAGCGAAGGCATGATTACTTTTATATCCCTTCTTATCTCTGCTTCTGGTACTCCTTTTGTCTTCCAATCTTCTTCTGACTTATATATTTCACCTGTTTTTAGGTTAGATATAGTTGTTATTACCTTTTCTGGCTTTAATGTTTGCATTATGTCGTTACCTCTCTTGGTTCTATTTCTAATATTGAAGCTATGACATGCAGCTCATTTGCATCAGTAGCTTGGACTTTCAAAACTTCACTGGCCTCCATAACAAGAGGTTGAGTGAGTAGCTCTGTCGTAGTATTTGAAGATATAGCTTTGCTCTTAAATAAGCTAAATATATTAGACGATGAGTCCACTAAAGTCACTGTTATACTAGCTCCTGATCCTGCATCCTCAGATACTAAAATCGATTTAACCACAGCAGTTTTAAACGAAGGCACTGTGTATAGTGTTGTTAAATTTGTAGTCGTTAAGTCTGCTTTTTTATTTATAAAACTATTTGCCATTAATTTACAAAGAAGTTTTCTGCTTCCATCTCATCTTTTAATTCTTGTTGATACGTTGTATTTAATTTTTGTATAACACCATCGAGGTCCCTAACCTGTGCATCAGCTACAGATTGTTTATAGGTCTCACTTGGTCTTGTTAATACTTGTACTATCTTTGCCATTATCTATATAAACTTGCTAGTCCTCCATATCTAAACGTTGATGGTCCTGAATAACCTGGAGCATCTCCTGCTGTCGATGCCGATGAAGACCCTCCACTGCTACCAGAATCACCGCTACTGTCATCAAAATCATAAGCCGGTGGGTCTGGATCTGTAATTAAAGCAACCTCATCGTATACGTTACCTATTTCTTTTCCTGTTGTTTTATCTGTAATGACTCCAGTGTTATAGTTAATATCTTTGTTAATGTCAGTGCTTCCCAAAGCGTCTTGAATATTTTCAAATTGCATACCTTCTGCTGTAAACGTCCCTCTAGGGTCAGTGGGTGCTGTGGATTGATCACCTTGTCCAAGGAATCCCAAACCTTTTCTTTTATCTACAATGTTTTTACCTAAAGTTAAGGCTAAAGGTCCAAATATGGGTCCAAGAATAGCATTTGCTATCAAACTCATTATTCCTGTTTTAGCTATACCACCTAAAGTTGATTTACCTTTACTTTTTGTACCCGTGCCTTCTCCAGTAATACCACCGCCTGATATAAACTTATCAATACCCGCTACATTTTTTCTATCTGTACCTAATAATCTATTGGCTAAATAATTTATACCGCCACCTAAAATTAAATCTTTCATTATCTTCTCCCGTCCGGTTGTATATCTAATTTAAACGTACCAAGTTTCCAGTCTTGAGACGTGCTTGTATTTTCTATCTTTAATGCAATCGCTCTAGCTCTAGCTCTTGTATCTACTTTTGTTGTAGATGAACTAACATCAAAAGGTCCAAGTGATGAGCTTGCCGCCGTATCATTAGAATAGTTTTTTAAATTTAAAGTCACTCTTGTGTTTCCTGTTTGAGATATAAAGTCAGGAACAAATCTTCTTATCTTCATTATAAATTCACCATCTCCTCTAATATCTGCTGTGCCTGTCGTAGCCCCTCTCGCTACTCTTTGTGTAATATCAAAATCACCAGATAATATGTTTGCGGTGATTGCTGTAACTGAACCACCTTTAACTTGGTCGGTCCCTGTTTCGTGTTGATAGTATGTAGTAATTCCATCCGTGTTGCCTTGTACATATGTAGATGAAGTGGCTGCTTCTACACCATCAGCGTCATATTCCATAGCGTGTGGTTTACCAAAAACAGCAGAGTCTTGCCATGCTGTTCTAGCTAAAGTTCCAACTGTCCATATTGGTCTTTGTGGTGATGAGTCTTGATAATTATAACAAACCATTTTATTCACGACAGATGAGTTACCTGTTGGATAAAACCACATGATTTCACCAAACAAGTTATTTAATCCTGCTGCAATCATTTGATTACCAGAATCTAAATTAATATCATCAAATACAAAATCCTCTACTAAACAAGGCAGTGTTTCTAGTGCACCAGCATATCTAAAGAAACCATTTTCTGAAAACCAATATGCAGCTCCGTCCACTTCAACGACTGCATTCTTTCCTACTAATCCACAGTTAGTTCCTGCTTGTACGAAAGCAAATGTAAAAGGTTGACCCACAAAACGCATTAAGAATAATGCTGTATCTGTATAAACATAAATAGAATCTCTACCTCTAATACCTCCCATGATCCGTGATCCGTCGGCCAGTCTTTGTGTACCAGCTGTATTGGTTGCTGTAGGTGTATACGTGTTAATATCCTCTTGGTCTGAGAATCTAATAAACATATCATCTTGTGTTGACTTTGTACCAATCGTTGTTTCTGTACCAAAAAATACTAAGTGTCTGTCCGGTGTAGATACCAACATGTGTCTTGATGCAGTTGGTGCACCTGAAATAATAGTTGCTCTAGAGTTTGTTGCATCTGTTGCTGCAGAATCCCATTCGAATACTTCACCATCTACAATTAAACAAATAGCTTTGTCACCAAAGTTATCAATAGACCACATACCAGGATCAACAATTAAGTCTCCTGATGCTGCCTCACCCCAAGCCACGAAGCTAGATGTATTTGTAACCGTATCACCAGAAGAGTGCGATGCAGCTGTTGTGTTTCTAACACCCCTTGTTACACCTGTAAGTGTGTTTGTAGATATACCCGTATAAGATATTTCTTCTGTTCCTATTTGGACAAAATTTGTACCTGATGATGGAAACTGTGATGCATCGTTTAATGTTATGCTTGTTGTAGATGAATTTATGTCTGATGATAAAACAGTTGTAAAAGCTCCAACTTCTTGTCCACCCCAAGATCCAAGAGACCAACCAAATCCTTGTGTCTGTACATCTGGTCCTACTCTATAATAATGTTGAACTCTAATACCACCAGACTCTGAAGCTCCAGAACCTGATTCTGCTGATGGCATGGTTATTGTAATTGTGTTTGATGATGGCACGGTTGTAACCATAAATCTTATGTCATCAAAATTAGCTGCTGCGTAATTTGAATCTGTAGCAGTTGAAAAATTATCTAATAATATTATGTCTCCTGCTGTAATACCGTGATCTGTAGAAAAATTTATAGTGACAGTTGTTGATCCGTTAGTTGTGCTAAATGCATTTGTAAGTGTTGTTGTAGATTTAATTGGGTGTATATCATAGAACACGCCACCTGAGTACGCGTATAAAATTCTGTTTGATCCTATGATGGAATATTTTCTACCTGCGCTATTGGTAAATTGATGTAAAGCTCTAACAGCTCCAGTAATATTATCGGCTCCAAGTTGTTTCCAACCACCTATTTTTTCAGGAAATAAATATCTAAAACGAACATTATCACAGTCTATCCACTGACCCTCTGCGGCTGTGGCAGTGATTTGTTTATTAATTCCAGGTGCAAAGTTAACCTTCTGTAACATAGATCTCCAGATTATATTAGATTGCGTTGATATTCAACGTTATTTGACTATTCCTAGAATATATAAGCATATCTCCTGGTTTTAAGTCCACTTTTATACCCTTGGGTGCACCAGGCTTATGTATGCCTTTATACTCGTCTATGACGTTGTCAGACCCCGTAGGATCGATAAATATAGGCCATGCATCTCCACCAAGATTTAGTGTAGTCGATATCTCACAGCTAGGTCTATCTTTGTGTCTTTGTAAGATATTACCTTTTCTGTAGAGTCTTGTGTATGAATAAGTAGGCACTAATTTAAGTCCTGTCTTCTTTTGCATTACAGCTATAGTTTTAATTAGTAATGTTTCCATCAACCTATCACTATATTTAGCATAAGAGTTTGGAACTTGTGGATCGTTAAAATTACCTACAAGTTTATTACCTGTATGAGTTATGCCATTATTTAACATCCAGTTATCTGCTTCTGCTGATATTTGTAAATACCTATAAGCTATGTCTGCTACCTCTTTTGATATAGCACCACGTATAACTTGATATTTATTTTTTTTAAAACTCATATTTGTATAAAATTATAAGATACAGATACTCTCCAGTTTTTTTCACCTTTGTCTGTATTCATATTTATATCAACACCGTGAGGCAGCCAAGATGGAAAAAAGATCATACGTCCTTCTATTGGTTCATAGGCACATACTCTCCATAATTGTTCTGGTAGATTATCTGCTCTGTTAGGCATGTGTATGTTTGGTCCTGGTCTAGGATCTTCTAAAAATAATTTTCCTGAGTTTTTAGGGACTTTAATATAGTACACACCTGACCACATAGAGTTGGGATGTGTATGTGTTTTATTATAACTATAGGTTGGATTAATATTAGCCCACATATTACCTAATCCTAATTTACCTGTAATACCAAAATCTTTATTACACTCAGAAGCCATTTTAAATAGTTCATTAATAAGGGGTTTGTATTCTTTTTTTCTATCCATATTGGTTTTGCTATGCCAACCAAAACCAGAGTTTGTTTTCTTCTCTCCTTCAGGATCTGCTTTACGCCATTTTTTTATTTCTTTAAATAAATATTTATTAAGTTCTTTTGCGTTTGCTACATCTTTAAAATAAACAGCAGTTGGAAATAATATTTTTCTTTGTAGTTGACTCATTTAAATGGTGGTCCTCCAAACCACATTACTAAAGATTTTCTTACGCCTTTTTTAACAGGTGCAACTTTGTGTCTTAAAAATGATGCAAAAAATATAGCTTGTCCTTGTTTCAAGGGCAGTGGTTTACTATCTCCCATTTCTGAAAATAAAAGATCACCACCTGTAAACTCTGATGGATCTGATAATAATAATGTCATAGATATTTTACGAATTGGATTTTGGCCATCTTGACCAAAAGCATTTAGATCCATGTGCCAATCATAAAAACCTTTTTTAGGATACACGGTAAACTGTGCAGGTTCTGTAAGTCCTATACCATCAAAATAAAAGTGGTTTAAGTTTACAATAGATAATTGATTTTCAATAACCCTATACATCTGTGGTAATTTAGCAAAAGGTATCCAAGATATTGTTGTAACTCTTTTCTTAGTATCATATTTACCTGTTTCTCCGCCACCAACTTTTGCTTGTTCTGGTGCACATTGATGACCTGCATCAATAATCATTTTACATTGTTGTGGTGTAAAGATGGGTTCAGTTGTTGTGGCAACATAAGATTGCCATCGTGGCATTCGTGGTATCATTCGTTCTGTCCTGATCCAGTTCTTGAAGCTACAGGATTGTAATCAATATCTACATTACAAACTAATGTTCTTCTTTTTTCTTTTGTTCCGTTAAATGGATAAACACAGTGTCTCATATCATAAGGAAAAACATAAAAATCTCCTATCTTCATGTTAGGTGAATAATCTGTTTTAGAAAATTGTCCGTTAGCTGCTCCTATAATTTGTAATCTACCATTCATAGGTTTCTCTTCAGCAGAATATTCTACACCTGTTTCTTTGGGTAATTTTAAAATCATTACAGAAGATAAACCTGTATAGAGTTTACCCTGATGAATGTGCACAGGATTATATTCATGTGCTTTCATTTCATTAACCCAAACAGAGTTTATTGATTTATTTGTTTGACCTATCTTGTTCCAATCTGTGTAGTGATTAAATACGGTATGAAACCATTTCAGTATATCATCCGGTAAAAAACAATGCTGATGCATCTTATCGTTGTTAGGACCTGAATAAAATAAAGATACTTCGTCCTGTATCTTACCTACTAACTGTTTGTTAGCTCTCGGTAATTGTTTCTTTTGTCTTTCGTAGATTTCATTAAGACCTACAAATATTTCCAGGGGGACCTGGTATTTTAAGACCGTCTGACCTAAATAAACAAAGTCGAACTTCATTTTAATTTTTTAGTTTTCTTAGCGTCTAAAGATAAAGTATTTTCTTTCAGTCCTTTTTCTAAAGCTTCTAATTGTCCAAGTATATTAAATACTTCTGGTTGTGTTGTACCAGGAGTTATTGTTTCTTTCTGTCTTTGAAATCTTAATAAATAAGATTGAGCTTGGTGCGTGTTTACATCTCTGTCATCAAAAGAACCATCATGAAACTCTTTCTTAAGTTTAGACCAAGAAGCAACTTCTCTCATTCTATGTTTAGCAACTAATTCCATTTGTGCTTTACCATATAATTTTTCTTCTAACTCTACTTGTTTAAGTTCTTTCTCTAATGGATCTTTTTCTTTTTTAATATCTCTTTGTAGTTTTTTTATCTCAACTTCATTCTTTCTAGCATCAAATGATAGATGAACTAAATTTTCAAAGTGTGTATTCTGTTCTCTTACAGACTGCCAATATTTTGCAGCTTTAGTTGGATATTTATTATCAGATAACACAGAAAATCTCATCTCTGTTTCTGTACGAAACATTTGTTTCTTCATCCATGTATCTTGTAGCTCTGGGATTAATTTCTTAAAATT